GCGGCCTTTTCCCAATTTACTTTGTTGTACCGGGGCATCCGATCTCCCCACTTGCGTCGTAAAACTTACAATATTTAGAACAAAAGGCTGGGTAGTTTTCTGCCGGAGGCATTGTTTTATTTTTTGCAAGCTCGCGCGTATCTGCTAACCAGAGTAACGCTTCCTGCGCCGTCGCCTCATCGTAATTTTCTATATGGACTTTTATATCTGCCATATCTGCGTCTCTTGGTATTGCTACCAGCGCTACCTGTTTTACCTCATGCTCATTATTATTGAGCAACCAACCGTAAAGTTGTACCTGCCATCTTTGTTGTTGGCTTGGAAAATAGCGCAAGGATTTCTTTTTTGTAGTTTTCCAGTCTACGACCATACCCAAATCTTTGATGTATAAATCGCAATGTCCTTTTAATCCTTGGTGCTCAAATTCTTCCTCAATAATGAAGTTATCTCCGAAAGGGTCTTCGCGCTTGATTGCTTTACTTATTCCTGAGTGTATAAAAGTTCCTAGGATTGCCGCTAAGGACTCTGTCTCATTATTGGTTATAGGTTGGTCGGTGAGTTGATAATACACCTGCCTACGACAACCTCCGACCGAAGAAGGACCTATCTCTACCTGCTTTGATCGGTCTCTGTTGCGGTCATAAGCAGTTAAAGATTTGGCTAATAAGTCTTGTAAATTCATCGCGTCTCCCAAACTAATTTTAATATTTCTCGTCTTATATTTTCAGGTATTCGCCCATGGATTTGTTCGATTACTGGCAGATTAAGAGTCAATTCCTCTATTATTACTGACCGCCAATACATCTCAAATATATTGGCGATCGCGTCATAAGAGTTTTGTTCGTCAACTCTAACAAACATAGCGTCATTTTTTATATAAGCTACCGTCTGATCGTGTTGGAAAACTGGGTGGGTCATTTAAAGTTTTCTGTGATTTTTTTTAACGCTTCTTCTTTACTTAATTCAGGATACATTTTCATAGTTGCTTCTATAAAAGCTTCTAGCATACTGTTTCCTGCTGGAGTTAAAGAATAGTTGTCTCCTTCTTGGCTCATGCAACATCCATCGCTGTTCTTACGGAAGTTCCAATTGATCTTGCTATATCTACTTGCGTTTTTACGCGTGAAGCGTTTGCGCGTTGAGATCGCACCGTTGCCTCAAGTGAAGCTAATTGAAAGTGCAAGTTTTCGCATTGGATTAGAGCCATATCTTCGCGCTCTTGCACGGTGTAATTCTTGCCGTTAGGGGCGGACTTAGACGCATAAGTCATTCTTGCTCTTGCTAACTCGATTTCGTAGGTAGCCTTGGTTTCAAAATATGCTTTTTCCACCGTTGCTAAGTTTTGTTGTATATCGTCTATCTCTTTAGATAAGTCATACAACCTTTTTTCTACCTGCGCTGGAGTTACAACATTACTCATTTGCCATTTCCTCCTCGTCTAATTCAGTTACGCTTTCTGCGACATCAGCCATAGTTGGTACTGATTTTAACTTGTTCTTTTTTTCTACATCTAATACCTTCCATGCGTCTTTTGCTATATCAAACGGATCTGGAATTAGTTGATATCCAGCGTTTTCTAACGCTTGACCACAAGCTATTGGGTCTATATCTAATTCTTGCGCCAAGCGCGTGATAGATACTTGTTGATGATTTACTGCCACTATCCAACCCATGCTTGGCTCGAACTTGTTTTGTTTATTACTCATAACAACATATCCTCCTTCGTAGCGCGCCAAACAATACATGCGTTGCCTTTTTTGTTTTTGCGCGTGATACCTGCGTCAGCCACTAAGTTATTTTTTACTAGCGACCCACGCGAAGGTCTTACCGTATTGCCGTCTAAGAACAACGACGCTTCTATCTCTTGATCTGTTGCTCCTGTTAAGCCACGATTTAATATAAACTCGTAAACTTTTCGGTTAATCGAACCTATTTGCGGTTCCACTTTGAGTTTTGCTTCTAATGATGTTCTTTGTATCATGATAAGCTTTTGACTCTCGCGTTTAATGCGTCTTTGAGGGTTGTACCATTGACTGGTATTTCTAAGCTAGTTGCCTCGTTTGTCCATAATTGTCGAAGCGTTGCTAAGTTATCTACCGTTTGTATATCTTCAATTATTTTGCCTAACCTTAATACTTCTTCAGGAGAATATACTTTAGGTGGGGCAATTGGTTTGCGCGGTTCGCGCTCATATCGCTCTACCTTTTCCATTTCTTCTCTTGAAGGTCTTTTCATGCCAGCGTAATTGCATTGGGCTAATGCGCGGCCAGTTGAACTTGTCTCGCAGTTTTCTAACGCACTCGATTTATTTACTGGGCTTGCGCCAACTATTTCTTCAGCATGTCCGCTTGATACTGGAGTGCTATCTTCTCTATCGAAATATATTTCTGTCTTACAAATAAAACGACGCTCATCGTGATAAACCAATTCTGTAAGCACTCGCCCCTCAGGGTGATCTGCCCAAAATCGCGTTAACCTGCTTTCCACCGTTTCATACGAATCTAGATCGAAACGACCCATTTCTGCCTTCTTTCTTGTAGGGGATTCTGATGAATCCTGTTAGGATAATTATGCCTGTCGAATTACGGAAAACCTAGTTAATTTGATAGATTTGTCTTCGGCGCGCCCTTTGTAATTAGTGAGAGGATTAGGCATGACTACCCTTGTCGCAATTCAAAATGAAGATTGGTGTTTGATAGCTGCCGATTCGCAGTCTACCGACTCTGTTAGAAAATACGATATTTCGCCAACAGGCAAAATCAATTTGAATAATGGTTATCTGTTTGCTTCGGCTGGATTAGTCCGAGGTCAAAATCTTCTTGCTTTTGGTTGGACTCCACCGAAACCGCCGAAAAGTAATTTAGATAAATTTATTACTGCCACTTTTATTCCTGCCATGCGTAAGTTTTTTATGGAGGCTGGCTACGATATGAAAGACGACGGCGATATAGCAAGCTTTGAGAACGACTTGTTGGTTGGAGTTAGTGGAGTAATTTATAGTATTGACTCTACCTATGCGTGGGAGCGCACGGCTGGAGTTGTCTACACGGCTGGCTCAGGCGGTTCGTATGCTATGGGCGCACTTGACGCTTATCAAATAGAAGACAAAGAAGAATATGAAGAAGCTATTGCAATTGCGGTGCGCTCTATAGAAATTGCTATTAAGCGTGATCCGTATTCAGGCGGTAGGGTGCAAGTTGCAATTCAACACCGTAACGGTAAAAGTTTTATTGAGACATTAGACGACGAATAATCCATTCAACTACTGGAACTGCCACCGCGTTGCCCATTTGTTGGTAGCGGTGTCCGTCTGTTTGCCCTTCCGTCCAATTGTCCGGAAACCCTTGTAGGCGCTCGCATTCTAAGGGGCTTATTCTTCTTACTGTTGAGTTTTCACAAGCTAGCATAGGAGTATTCAACCCACCAGTACCCATATATCCAGTTAAAGTATTCATGGTGTCTTCTTGTATTCTTGCTCCGTCTGATCTATGAGGGTCGAACACAATTACCGTTGCTCTTATATCTGTATTTTCAAATCTATTGAGCGTTGGTACTACTTGTCCTTCTTTCCAAGATTCATAATCTTGATCGTTTTCTGCGCGCTTGGCTTTTGTCCAAGTTACTACTAAATTATCTTCTTGTCGTTTATGACTAGAAGCGGTTAAAGTACTTACTTGTTCGGTATATCCTGCGAAGCTAGATCGCCCGAAATTAGCTGCAACGCTTTCTGAAGCTTCGGTGGGAGTGTTTTCTCTCGTCGGTTTGCCCTTCTTAATATTCCCTCTGCGGCTTTTGCCGATATCGAGTATTTCCGCAGGTGTTCTCCCATCGTCTCCAAGACATCCAACAATGAAGATTCTACGGCGTCGTTGGGGTACTCCGAAGTGTTGAGCGTCAAGAATCCTGTACGCGACCCCATACCCGAGTTCAACCAACGCCCCGATAACGATTCCCAAATCTTTTCCTCCGTTTGACGACAATAAACCGGGGACATTTTCGAGGATAAACCATTTCGCTTTTGTTTCGCTAAGTAGTCTATGGATTTCCCAAAATAAGCCTGAGCGTTCTCCAGCAAGTCCTGCACGCTTTCCTGCGACGGATAAATCTTGGCAAGGGAATCCGCCGACAACAATTCCATCTGAGTTAAATCCGTATCTGAATAATTGTTCTCCTGTGACATCTTTTACATCCTCCAATAATTGAGACTTCGGGAAGTGTTTTGCTAATATCCTGCGCGCGTTTTTATTGATTTCAACTGAAGCTATTACATTTATGCCGTTGCGCTCTAAGGCTAAGTCAAAGCCTCCTACTCCTGCGAATAATGAAACTGCCTTCATTACATTAAACCAAAATTAATACAGCACTCAATAATAAATTTATACATTTCCAAGTCTAATAAGTAAAATTGTAAAGCCCAGTATATTTGTTCCATTCTGCCTCCTTTTCATAATTATCTTGTTTTTATTATTTTAATCCTTGAGGCGCGCCGTTTTAATCTAACCATACTTTGTAGCTGGCAGTTACTCTGCCCTTTTCAGGGTCTACAAAATGTAATCTTTGTGAGGGCGTTGCGCTAGCTGCCAGCATTACTCCTGCGTACCTATTGTCGCTTTCTGTCGAACCTGTTTGATAGACACTACCTTGTCCGTTTGCCATAGCCCATTCTGAGTGTGTGTGATAGTGACCGATATAGACATCTCTAAACTCCCAAGGATAAGACCCTGATCTCCATTTATTAGCGTGTTGAACAATTGCTCCTGGTGAAGCGAATCCATTTCTGCCTACCTCGTCTCCATGAATTAGTAATGCTCTGTAATTGCCTATCTCTACCCTTTGTATATCTTCAGGGCATTCTTGCCAAGTTAATCTTTTCTCTCCAGCCAATAATTGTCTTGCAAGCTCGTAGCACATTCGGTCAAAATTATCTGATCTTGGAACATTGTCTCTTTTTGAACCTATCCTGCCATGGTTGCCCCATTCCGGAACTACTTTAACTTTCTTGTAATTGGCTAACGCAAACCGTACTACATCTACGCATAATCTTGAAACATTTACATATTGCTCAAATAAGGTTGCGTCGATTTCAAAAGCTTGGCTAGGAAAGTTAAATAACCCTTCCACCATATCTCCGCCGAACATGATTACTGCTTCATCTACTGGGTGGTCTGCTCTTTGTATTTCTGTAATTCGTACTGCTTTTTCTGCGAACGCCATAACTCGTTTTACCATAATATCTGAGTTGTATGAAGTTGTTTTTTTTGCTCCTTGCCAGTCGGTTAAGTGCCATAGTGCTACTTCTTGTTTCTTTTTCAAGCTACTAATTTTAGGTTCGGGTATTGGCGGTATTGGACCAGCAGCCATAGTTGCGTCGTATGCCGCTTGATGGGTTGCTTCTACTAAATCGTTAACTTTTTGTTTTGTTTGTATTAGTTTTTTTTGAATTCGCATTAACGCCCTGCGTAACTCCAATACATCTGAAGACTCAATTCCTTCAGGCACTTCGTCCAACTTGTCTTTAAGACTCATTATTCAACACGATTTCCCTGCCATGTATTGTGTAGCCCAGTTTGTCTTGCCAAGAATCATCATGAGTTGGGTTTGCTAGGCATCTTACTGACTTGTAAGTGTCCAACATAATAGCTACTTTCCAAGCTGGTATATCTTCTAATCCCAATATTGCTCCCCACATTCGCCCAGTTAAAGTGAAGTTTTTTTCTGCGTCGCCAAATATAGATTGACGCTCTTCTAATATGCCGTCTATTTTGCGACTAGGCATCTGCATTTTCCTTGTCTATGGTGATTCAATGAAGGTTCTCCAATTCGGTATCCTTCTTGCCTTAACGCGGTGATAATAGTTGTTGTTGCGTAATTGTTTGCCAATGCTTTATTTATGGCTTCTTGATCTTCGTTTGTAAGCTTGTTATACATTTTTACCCAATGGCATTGGTAAGTACTTTCAAATCTGTATTTTTCTATACTCTCGGCTAAACTCATATTGCCTCCTTGGGGATAATCGTAGCAATAAACCTGTTGATAACCTAGTAGAGACACGCGCCAATAATAAGACCCCCACTATTGCTAATGAGGGTCTGCCTTGCGTTAGGTTAATTATTTTTCTGTTTTTTTAGATTTTGCAGCTAACTTTTTAATCTCTGCCATAGACTTGTCGGCAATAATGCCAAAGTCTGTTTCGCTTGGATCGATCCACTTGGCAACCGGGGCTAATAAAGCTCCGCCTAATACTGCTAATTCAGGTCTGATATCTGCTACTAAAGCTAATGCCAATACAAACGCCGAAGCTAATACCGCTCGTAAATAACTCTTTAACATTTTCTTTTTGGTTTCGTCAATTTTAATCTTCATATTTCTCCTTATGGTCGCGCTACGCCCAAGACTAGGGAGTAAGCTCTTTTCTTAGCATACACGCCTCCGCCGTTGGCTTGCGAGCCTTTGTCTGAGGTATTGCCCTCAATGGTTTTTAATGTTTTTATTCTTTTCATGTTCTTGGCAATTATACCTACATGATCGGGTTCTGCGTCTTTATCGAACTGAAAGAAGACAATATCGCCTTCTTGGGCGTCTCCGATTGGCACTAATTTATTGTGTTTTGCGAACCATTTTAATCCTGCGTCGCATGAGGAAAATCCTTTTTTTGTTTGCGCTGCTATTTTTTGAGTCTCTCCTGTTTGAGCGAAACACCAAGATACAAACATGGCACACCAAGGTTGCCGATCT